TTGACGCAGTAGGATTTCCTGCAATTACAATACGTTGACCTTCACTGGTTGGGTTTGTAAACGCAGCTGAAAAAACACCTCGATATACACCGGGTGCGATGTAAAGAGTGTCCCCAGGATTGATACCCGTTGCGCCTATTGCCTTAGTTATTGTCTGCCAAGCTTGACCTGCCCCGGAACCTAAGCCTGTATTGGCATCATTACCATCAGTCCTAACATAATAAGTAGCCATTATTCAGCTGTCCCCGCTACTATCTGCTGTGCCATAATCACCGCAAACTGAGACACAATTCCATACTGGAACTGCTCATCTTGAGTGACCCACCAGACATTGACGCTGGTTCCATCCTGCCCAAACGTACCTAAAATGTTCCCGTTGTCATCTTCAATGTCACCAAATACACGCCAATCCGTAGAAGGCGCAGGTTCTTTTTCAATCCTAAAGTTTTGGAGGTTCATTTGCCCACCTTCAGACTGTTAGCCTGCACACCCTTGAACGGCATCGTGAGGAAGCTCAGCGCAGCACTCATCGCAGCAGAGACACCAGCCGCAACAGCCTTGCTTCCGTACAGTGCCATCACTGCACCAAGCTCGGAGATGTCGTGTGCTTCAGCTGTGCGAACGCCATCGCCGAAGACTGTCGAGAAGCTTGCCACGAATGCGATCAGAACGACCACCAATAACCTTGAAATACTGATACTACCCATGTCTAGCCTCCAATACTCTTACACGCTCACTAAGTTGAATCAAGTCACGCTTGATGTCGGTTAGGTCTCTCTCTGTCTGCTTTGCATCGTGTACAAGTAGCCTTATGTCAGACTTGATATCCCAGAGCATTTTATACAAACCACCGATTGCCGCTATCACTGGGATTGCAATTCCAACACCTACCTGTACCCAATCGCTCATGACACCCGCTCCACCAGACCGCAATGTTGTACTAGTAGTTCGGTCTGTCCAAAGTCTGTACCGATGACATCCCAGTAGCGGGAATCATCACCAATCAAATACACCCGGTCTTGTGGCATCACATCAGCTGCAACGGCCACTATGAGTGTCCATTGCGCTGATGGCTGTATGCCACCACCAACGATGCTCTCGGTATCTGACTGGTTGGTTATACGGGCGTTGTACTCTGCTACCTTGCGCCATGTCTCAGTAGCACCACCACGCCCATCTTCGGTCAGCGTGAAGCGGTGTATCTCTACACGGTCTTGGCACAAGTTACGCACCATGCCTGCCTGTATCGTCTGGCGCAGGATAGGGCTCATGCGAAAGCCACCGGTCTGTATCTATCAGCCATGGTTAGACAGTGCTGCATAAGTTGCGAGAGCTTGACATCGCTTGTGCCTTCCTTGGCATCGATGTCTGCCGCTACTCTGGACGCTTTGATTAGCCATGCCTGCCGGGTTGCCATGCGTACGTCGTAACGCTCAACATTGATGGAACCCATATCAACCCACATCAGGACAGGGTCTGACGTGCCATCGAGTACTGACCAGCCTTTGTACTGCGCTCCCGGATAGTCTGGGAACTCAGGCTCAGTGGTTGCGGTTGTGCCTGCTGTACGGCACTCGTATACCCGTCCGTTTGGCGTTGTAGGCACTACACGGTCACCGACAGCGTAAGTAGTCGCTGCTGTCCATGTAGTGAAGCGTGAAAAGGAATCCAAGATGGAGCCGATGTCGGTTGTAGACATCTGCGGGTAACTTTGAGCAGCCACAAATAAGGATACTTGTGCGATTGCCTCGGCTCTGGTCATCATGCCCTAAGTATCCCACACGGTATTTCCACGCACTAAAAACAAAAGACCCCCAGCACGTCTGCCGGAGGTCTTGATTGAAGGGCTACGCTAGGATTATGTAGCGGACGAAGCACCAACGATAAGTGAACCAGGCACACGGGCGGATGCCGTAGCACTGACGTTACCGATGTCAAATGCACTGAAGGCATAACGCTCGGTTGCCTTGAATGCCAACGCATCCTCTTTGAAGTACTGCTGATCCGATACCTCGATGGTAACGGAGCGGCGGTCACCGAATGCCGTACCAACCGAGAGGTCACCAAGCAGGATGTATGGCGTGCTCGCTGCGAGGGTCTTCTGCATATTTTGCACGAACACGACATCATAGCCAAAGAGCTTAGGCTGTGCGCCAAAAGCCTGCTGGAGGTCAAGGATAGCGTTTCCGCTGAGTGCGTTGAGCAGAGGAGCGATGGCGTTGTACCAGATCTCCTTGTGCATATACCACTTGGCGTTAGCTGCGTAGGTTGGCAACCGTCCTACCATTGCAGACAGGTTGGTAAGCGTTGGAGCATACGTGATTGTCTGACCGGTCGTGAACTGCACGAGGGATGCGATGTTAGCCTTGGTGGCGTTCGCATTGTAGACAGCGTACAAACATCCGTCAATGCTGGTTGTGGCATCTACTGCATTGTTGAAAACAACACGGTCTTCTTCCTTAGCAAGCACGTAAGCCATGTCACGGGCAAGCGATGCGCCAAAGTCGATGATGCTGTCTTCTGCCAGTTCCTTGGAAACCTGTGTAAGAACAGCAGCCTTCTTAGCAGTCAGGCTGACCTGTGCAAAGGTCATGTCAGACAGCGTGATGGCGGTGTTCTCACCCGGGTAGTAAACCGTGGTTGATGCAGTAGCGTTAGGTACACGGAGCGTGTCAGAACTCATCGGGTAGATGCGGCAGTTCTGACGAGCAATACCAAACTGCTCACGGAGGTAGATAAGGTCGCTGGACAGTGGATCTGGAACAGTAAAGCCACCAGCACTGTCTGTGCCTTCGTTAGCCTTGATGTGGTTCTTTACCCAGTCAGCAGCCTTGCGGTTGCCCATGATGGAACGTGCCCACTGGCCCCATTGATACGCCTTGTAGTTGCGCTCTTCGGAAGTATCACCAGGAAGCAGGTCTGTGATGCGCTTAGATACGCCACCGGACTTCCATGGCTTGTCTTCGACAGGAGCGGAAGCCACAGGAGCGGTAACTCCGAGGCTCTTGATGGTCTCGATGCGCTCTTCAATGCTCTTGGCTTCAGCCATTAGCGACTTGACCTGTGCAAGGTCACCATCACCGGAAGCAAGCTCCCGTGCGGTAGCAAGGACAGATTCCTTGCGGTTCTGCAATGTTTCGATTGTCATAGTTGTGTTAGCAACTCCAAGCGGGCCAACAGTTCAGCTCGCTCATTAACGTGGGCTTTCGCCTCGACTACGAGATCCGGTTGCGTCTCTGGTTGGTCTGCGTCCCGCAGTGAATCCCAAACGACAGGGGCTAGCCGTTTAGCGGCTGACCGGCTAAGACCGACTGCATCCCGCAGCCGACGTTCTACACCCCGCAGGGAAGCGGGCTGAATACACTTAGCACCGTGCATGGCGTATAGCTGCTTTGCACGATTAGCAAACTCATTGATGATTGCCTCTGCCATACTGGCATCTGCAACCATCCCGATACCTTCGGACATGGCTTCGTAATACGCTTCCATGCCTTCATGGATTAGGTCAGCCTCTGCCATCTTGAAAAGCTCAGCGGCGTATTCTTCAGGGGATTGCTCTGGCATTGGCTCAGGCATCATCTCTTCTTCATCTTCCATCTCGCCCATGCCGTAGTACTCCTCCAAAGACTTGACGCTGTTACGGAACTCCGCAGGTGTCGGGGTAATCGATGCCTCAGCGATAGGCCAGCGGATGATTTCGGAAGCACCGCCCATGCTTTTGCGCTCAACCATGTGAGCGGCAGCACCGGAACTAAAACCCATCTTGCCTTGCTTGCAAAGCTTGGCGATCATCTTGCCGTACTCGTCTGCCATGTCTAGTTGTGCTTCGTACCAAAGCCCCTCAGAATCCATCTTGATAAAGCCAGAGCCGATAGACTTCTTGCCTACCTGTGAATCCATGCCGTGATGGTAGTAAACATTCAGCGGGACACGCTTGCCTTCTTCGAGTGGGAATCCGTAGTCGGTTGCCTTGGTGAAATAATCACCTTCAAGGTCGGTTGCCTTGGAATCTCCAAAGCGCACAAGGTATCCCTTGACATAACCAAGCCTATCGCTCTTGATGCCGTCTACGAATGATGTCAGCACGTCCATGGCGTAAGTATCCCACACACCCTATATGAGCTCACGTAGAGGCCGTACACGGGTGTTAGGCCCCCAGTCTTGGTTTGGTATCACCTGCACGAAATCAGCAAGCGGTTTGCCTTCCATATACATGGCGTATCTTTGTGGCCCCATAATCGCCAACTTGTCACCTTCCGACAATCCAGCAAGGATACGCTCAGGTGTTGCTACCGGCGGGCGTGTGTCCGGAATAGAAGAATCCCCGGTAATCTCTGCCCATGACATCGTTACCGGAACCATGACGCATCTACAGTTAGGATGCGATGGCATGATTTCATCTGTGGCCGAAAGCGTACCAGACAATGCCAGACAAGCCAGACAAACCCTGCTGTCCTGCGTGGCTTGCCGTCTGTATCCTTGCACCGCTGGGTTCTGTGTATAGAGTTGCCGTTGTGCTTCACGGGCACTGCGGATCATCTCAGTACGGGCAATGGTCTCTGCACGTTGCCTGCCAATATCAGCTGCACGTCTTACACGCCTTGCTACTGTCCGTGGGCCTTCACCAAGCGAGATGCCCTGTACCAAAGCCATCTGCATAGCATCCGTGGTTACTTGGGGGATGGTGTCAAATAAGACAGCCAGAGGGCTACCATCGCCTGCGAACCCGACAAAGGCCTGCAAGGACTCATCAGGTAGGTTTGTCCATGAAGTACCAAGGGTAACGCCTGCGGGCTTTTTACCCGCTGCCGTTTCCACAAGGCTTTGCGTTGCATCATTAGCAAGTATTGCGCTTTGGAGTTGACCATCTGCGGTTATCGTTGCTCCCTCGATGCTGAACTTCTTCAGGTTGCGCCCAAGCTCTTCGATGTTGTCAATGATGCGTTGCCGCATCCAGAGTATGGTTTCGCTTGGGTCTTCACCGTTATCCATTCGCTCTTGGATACGACCTTCCAGCGCTTCCAGTTCATCGATGCTCGCCTTGGTAGCTGCCTTGTATGCGCGTTGCATCCGGGATATGGCTACGCCTTCACGCTCCAGCAAATCGTTGCGAAACTTTTGGCTGGCGGCATAGATTCTGCCCGTGCCGTCGTCTACCCGTTTGAGATGTTGCACATCTCGTACCCGTAAAAAGGGTGAGACTTGTACACTACCCCCGGAGTGCAACAGTCAATGCTTTTGCCATCAGGCTGCATAGCGTCCCGCTTGGATGTAGCCCAGCGGAAGCCAGCATCACCGCCCCACAAGTCCCAAGCAACCCTACCGGGTGATGGGAACCCATCTTCACCTGCATTGAAGCCTTCAGCCTGCTTGTCTACTTCATGCCGGCTAAAGAAAGAGTACATCCGCAAGATGGTGTCTTCGCTCAGGTTCTCACCATTGACAATCTGGTTAGCCCTTGCCAAGCCTACCCTCGTGCCACCATCGAAACCTTCAGCCTTCCAGTCAAGCGCCCGCTGTGCTGCTTCCTTCATGCCGGCAGTTGGTCGTGCTTTCGTCTCGAATGAGCGGATCGCAGGGATAGGAGCATCGGTAGTCTGTACCGGGATGGCTTGCGGGTGTAGCTGCCCTTCATCCTCTGGCACGGCTTCAAGGCCGGCAATGCGCTTTGCTTCCGCACGGTCAATGATGCCAGCCTTGTACAGGCGCTCTGCCCGTTCGGCCTCAGCCGCTAGGTCATCAGCCAGCGCCCGCACGGTTTCAAGGTCGTACTGTACAAAGTCACCCTCTTGGGTCTCTGGGTACTCTGGCAGGAGGTCGGCTGTAATAGCATCAGCAAGGGTACGCAGGAGTGGCACCATGCCATCTTCCCACGCTGCCTGCTGGGCGCGCTCGTAGTTACTGTAGGTGCTACGCTCCAAGCCTGAACCAAGCCCTAAAACCATCGGGTTTATGCCAAGGGCTGAACAGATACGCTCCTCCGGAACACGTCTCACTGAATCTAGTGCAAGCTCTGACGGCGTAAGGCTTACCCGGTCAAGTTTGTATGCGCCGGTCATAACCACGATGCCACCGGAACCGTCCCCGGTTAGGTCTTCGTGAAGTTGGCGCTTCACCTGCCGTGCATCATCCATCGAGATATCAACGGTCTGGTCTTTGGCATCAGGGCCGACGATAAGCGATGGCATAGCACCGTTGGCAAGCAAGCCGTAAGCGGTAGTGCTTGCGGTGTTATCGGTGGCTATCTCGCGCAGTACAGCCATGACAGGACTTCGTCCTAACCGGATGTCCTGCGGGTCACGGTTGTAGCGGATGTGGATGATGTCTGATACCGGGATATCAAAGGAGCGCCCATCCGTTGTGTAGACATAATGCGTCAACGGGTTTACACCGTTACCAACCGGTCTAACCATGTCTTGCGGAAGGAACTGCAAAGCGGTCACCACGCCACGGGTTGTAGATCGAATCTTGCGGAGGTACGTGTTGCCGAATAACTTGTAGTCCTGAATGGCCCAGCCCCAGAAAAGGCTACCCATTATCATCGGATCAGGTTGAGCCATCAGCTTGATTACCGGATGGTCTTCAACAGGCTCGGCTTGTTGGCTATCTACCGGTCTGTAGTATTTCGGTGTGGCCTGCGGGTAGTTACGAACGTACCAGTCAATCGCGCTTGCCACGATGCCGTTTAGGCCAAGGTCACCGGCTATGCGTGACCAGTCTTTGGTGCTTCCAGGAAGCGCACGGCGTAGCAATGTCTGCAGCTGACCGGAACCGTAACCGGTTAGGTAGATGTCCCGTGACTGGGACAATGGAAACGGTAGTGCCTGTGTCGGGTTGGCTGCGGCTTTACGTCCTAGGAAGCGGTCAAAGATGCCCATGTTCCTAGTATCCCACAGAAACAAAAAAGCCCCCTTTCGGGAGCCTGTATCAATAGCAATATGAGTATTTTTCATCTTTGCTAATCTCTTTAGCATATTCGACTGTTGATTCATATTGATCGACTTCAGCCAAGATGTCTGCTTTTGTCTTGTCTTTGTAGTATCGGCACCACGCACAGAATCCATTTACATGAACAATAACAATAACGAACTCATCTTTTTCTTCAATGTACAAACTGTAGCGTGGCTTCTTCATATCTATCTATCTCCCTGCTTGATGTCAATAATATACACTCTAAGTATATACACGTCAAGTATATAAAAGATATATTTTAGACGGCACCCCAACCCTTGCGTTGTCCGATCACCTGCCAAGCGTACGCCATTGCGTCCACCACGTCATCATGCCTGCCAACAGGGAAGGATAGCAGTTCATCCTGCCAGTAAGGTGGCAGCCCTTCCACGTGTACCACCTGCCCTTGCTCGTACCGTGCTTCCAAAGGCCCAAAGCGGGTCACTTTGTCACGGTCTGGTCTGATGCCCCGGATAGGCAGTTTCGTGCGCCTCATGAGCTCTTGAACAACAGCGGCCTGATACTGCACCTGCTCAATGCCAATCATGGTTGGTTTCCACTTATCCGCCATGGCTTCGATGAACCGCAAGACGGAAGCAAAGTCAGCACGGGTACGGTTGACATCCAATACATATATCGTGCCATCCTCACCACGGGACAGAGCAACCACAGCGGTGTAGTCTGCTTCCGCCTTGGTAGATATCGCAAGGTCAACACCAAGGTAGACCGGCAAGCCTTCAGGCGCATCGCCAAAGCGTAGCCACTCCCGCTTGATACGAGCGCCCGCAGCATCCACAAACTCCGCCAGATATTCTTGACGGAACGCTATGCTCGGCAGTGACTCCCCAGCCTTGTCTACTTCCAGCGGGTCAATCCAAGGGTTAGCTGTGGTAGGCATCTGCCATGACATCCAGTCTGGATCTACAGCGGCCATGGAGTGTAGGGTCTTGAAGTAGTTGGAGCCTTTAGGCGTGGAAAGAAAGAAAGCATCTCCCCGGTAATCGGTGAGCGTTGGGCGGATGGCTTCAGTCCAGGCTTGCTCTAAGTGCCTTGCCATTGCCGCCTCATCGATGATAACCCGCTTGTACTTACGGCCACGAGCAACTGTGCTTGGGTCATCAAGCGTCCAGTAATCAATAGCAGCCCCGGTTATCAGCTCAATGCGTGGTGCCGGTGTCTGCACAGCTCGCCTGATGACGGGCTGGTATATGCGCTTATGGTCGTTGTACGCTTCCTCCAGCAACCTGTAGGTAGGCGCAAACCAAGCGCACGGCAGACCATCACGCAGTACCGGATCAGATAGCAAGTTACCGCCGAGGGTGGTTTTTCCGAATCTTCTCCCGCAGGCAAGAACATTGAATCGCTTGGCTTCCCGTAGTATCACCTGCTGGGCTTCGTGTGGCCTTGGCAGAACTAGTCGAATGTCAGGCAAGGCTGGTACGCTTTCTCAGCTGCAAGGATGCGGGCTTTTGCTATCTTGATGTAGTCTGCATCCATCTCGCATCCGATGAAGCGGAAGCCTTCAAGTACAGCACCACGCCCTGTAGACCCTGAGCCGGTGAACGGGTCAAGCACGATACCGCCGGGAGGTGTAACCATACGGCACAAGTAACGCATCAGGTCGGTAGGCTTTACGGTTGGGTGGAAGTTTCGTGCCTCAGAATCGTTGCGCTGGTATGCCGTTTCGTTCCTTGTGTCTCTGCCGTCATGGCTGTACTGCCGTGCTTCCATCATCTCGCACCCATCGTCCCGGTCTTCCTTGCAGGCTTTAGGCGTGTAGAAAAATCGTGCCGCTTCCCCCATACCGCGCAGGACTTCTTCGCAACCATCATGCAGGACGTTAGCAGGCCACCTGCCTATGTGTGTGCTTTCCTCGCATCCGTTGAAGCCGCTAACAGGAGCAATGCTGTTGAAACTTCTACCGCGCTCTTTGGCGCAAGTTTTGATTTCTTCGTCACCTATCCGGCAACCGTCAATGTTGATTGCGCCTGTACCATATGCCTGCACGTTTTCTGCCACCGTGCCTTTGAAGGGCTTCCGTGCCATCGTTATAGGTTCCATGGCAGGTTTGAGTGCCGTACCCCAGCCCTGCCACTGCTTGGCTTCATCGGTCACTGGTGCTGGTGGTACATAACCTTTTGTTGGAATAGTCTTACTTATGTTTGGATTGTGGCTAGACCCGGCAACAGTGAAACCCTTGAATTCAGGTTTTAGAATTCCAGCCTGTCTATCAAATCCTTTGCTGACATTCAATGACTTAGGGAACCCAGAGCCATACATCCATGCAATCATGTCCCGAATCTCAAACCCTGCATCTTCGATTCGTACCGCCATGCGGTGTTGTGTACGTGTCCCTGCAAACGCCAGCAGGTAACCTCCGGGCTTTAGTATCCGTAGGCATTGCTCCCATATCTCAACGCCTGGAACGTCATAGTCCCACCGCTTACCCATGAAGGATAACCCGTACGGCGGATCCGTTACAACCGCATCAACGGAAGCGTCCGGCATGGTTCGTAAGATGTCTAAGCAGTTGCCGTGGTGTAGCTCATGCATTCGGTTTGTCTGCGTACTCCACGATGACCTTTACCGGGCTTCCGTCTGCCCCGGTCTGTTCTACCCTGCTAGACCACTCGGCCTTGTGCTTACGTTCAAGCCACCATGCCGCCGCTTGCCATGTCGTGTCAGCTGCTTTTTGAATGATGGCAACATTGCGTACCTCGGCATCGGACTCTGCCTTTTTAACAGCATCCGCAAATTCCGAATGGCTACGCAGCCAGTTTGCAAATGTGTCTTCGGAGATGCCTGCATATCCGCAGGATGCTCGGCGTGTATTGCCCGCTCTCAATGCTTGAATAATGCGGTCGGTTGTTTCCTGACCATACTTGGAAACTTTACCTGCCATCATTAGCCTCCAGTTTGTCCAGCCATTGCCATTGAATCTGCTCAGCGATACGAGCCGTCATTACAGGAGGAACAGACATCCCGATTACATACTTTGGATGTGCATCCATGAAGTCGTAGTCTTGCGGAAACGTACCGCAGCACTTCAGTTCCCTGACACTCATAAATCTATTCCCATACACAACAGCAAGTGAATTGCCGTTTGATGCGGCAATGGTATTGCAGACATCATAGTCGTGTATAAAGATTGAGTTGAAGTTTGATGTTTTACCTGTCAGACGCACATTTACATCAGCATATGACTTATCAGTTGATTGCCTATGCTTCCAAACATTCAAATCATATGCAGTCGGTTCTTTATATTGCCCGTCACCTTCGCGCCTTACTTGCCCAAAAGTAATAGGCTTATCATCAAAGTTGCACTTGAGTGCCGGAAGGTTTAAATCTGAGCGTCGAGCAATGAAAAACGAACGTTGCCGCTTCTGGGGAACTCCCATTGATGCTGCATTGAAAAGAAATACTTGAAGGTCATAACCTGCATCTTTGAAAGCTGCTTGTATTTCCTTTACGTAACCTTTAGCAGCGCCTTTGAGTAGACCGCTGACGTTCTCAGCCACTGCAACTTTAGGTCGTAGGCGCTTCACTAAAGCAATGTATTCAAAGAACAAATCATCAAGCCGTTGTTTTGCTTGACCTTCCCGGAATACTTTTTCTTTGCCCCAGTCTTTTTCACGATTACCAGCCGTGCTGAATGATGAGCATGGAGGCGAACCATCAAGGATGTCAAGGTTAAAGAGTTCAAGCGGGAGGTCTTCCCGCTTTCTAAACACTCGGATATCTTCTAAGAACACCATCTTAGGGTTGTGATTCTTTTTGTATATCCTTGCCATCTGCGGATCAATCTCACAGATACCAAGCATTTCATATCCTGCTAACTTGTAGCCCATTGTAGATCCACCGCCACAAGCAAAAGTGCTAAAGACTTTGTAGCCGTTGCGAGGCATGATGTAGCCATCGGCTAGATTCCATTCATACGGATATTTCATGGCTCAAACTCGAATCCACAACGAGGGCAAGACACAGCATCATCAGATAAGAGTTCATCTGGATCTATTTCTTTATTCGTTGCCTCGTAATCATCAACAGGTCCAGTAAGTGAACCTATCAAAGCATCGAGGTCATCTGCCGAGTATCCCGTACCATCAAGCCCTATCTGCGTATTGGAAAGTTCAGCCAGTATGTCGGTAATCTTGGTTGTGTCATCTTGCCCGATGCGTGTTGTGCGGTTGTCAACTACAAGGATTCTCAGCTCTTCTTCGGGTGTAACGTCAACCCACTGCACAGGTACGGTTTCCCATCCTAGAGCCTTTGCAGCCATCACCCTATGATTTCCCGCTAGGATGTGCTTAGTGGTCAGGTTAGCCACTACAGAGCCGTACCAACCATTGACTGCTAGTGACTTCTTGATGGCATCTACATCACCGTGGTTAGCGTTGCGTGGATGATGCTTGAGCAGGTCAATAGCGACCTGCTCAATCTCCTTGTTGATAACTCTATTTGCCAAGATTGGTATCTATCTCCTTCGCGGTTTCCCATACAAGGGCATCCCGCATCTGTTGTTCACTGATGCCTTGCTTTCGAGCCATCTTCCTCACATCGTTATACAGCCATCTAGTGTACATTTCGTTGTACACGGCAAGGCATCCCGCACCAAGCAGGACACCGAGTGCAAAGAGAATCATCGGTTCACCGTCCAATATGGGAGACGCTTATCAGCCGTAACGCGGCATCTTTCAACGATTACTTCTAATGTCTTTTCTCTTGAATCTTTTGTTATGCAAGCTACGAGTGCCATAAGGTAAAACCGGCACTTATTCACAATCTTAGACCACACCCACCAAGTAAGCGCACCAAGGCAAAGACTTTGCATATCAACTTGTGTAAAGTCCATCATCATTTGGTTTCTTCCCATATCGGTTCCCCGGTAATCGGATTGTACTTACCAATCATCCAGTCATCGGCGAATAGGTCACCAGCGGTAAGCCAGATGACCGAGTTGTTTTCCTTGACCTCTGTACCCTCTGCAACGCTGAACACGTCCCAAAGTTCACTAAAGCGGAAGTGTAGCCCCTCTGGCCAGAAAGCCCGCCGTATGGGCTTCTCAGCGAGCAGGGCATCTAGTGCCTGGTTGTATTTCATTCTTTATCTCCCCAAGTCGCATCACCCGTCACCGGGTTGAAGCGTCCGACAATCCAATCATCTGCCAGCAGGTCTGCCCCGGTAATCAAGCATGAAGCGTTTATGCATTCAATATCCTGCCCGCTAAACCCCATCCACATCTCACTAAAACGGAGTAGCCGGTACTTATCCCATGCTAGCCGCCGGATAGGCCTGCCGAACTTCAGAGCCGTAAAGGCTTCCTCGATTCTCACTTTACTATCACCCAATCAGCTGCCATTATGTCAGCACCACGAAAGTAAGCAGGCCCGGCATGGTGCCGGTTTCCTGCACCGTCGAGTTTATACATAACCAACTGCCCGTGACTGATGGCGTAGTGAAGCCTAGCGCCATCCCTGCAAAGGTATCTGCCTTCTTTAAGGTGAACCATTGCCCCGCTGAAAGACATCCGGCATTGCGGGTGCTTGGTCTCAGGTGCAAAGGCAGCAATCGGAGCGGTACACAGTTGCTGGTATCCAAGGCTTGTAGCGTAAGCGTGTAGCTCAGGGTTACGGATCCACTTCTCGACGCTCTGCCGCCTAACGATGCTGTCAGCGTTAGACCAGTTGCCGGTCTCGCTAAAGATTTCCATCGCTTGCCGGATGCGCTCTTTCTTCTCTTCGAGACTAAACGCTAGCGCCATTATTTATCTCCTCGGCTTCCTTGGCTATGCGATCCGCAAAGGCCACATCTTTGGTTGCCACGTAAGCCATGTACCAGAGCGCCTTGATGGCATCGTCTGTAGCCGTTCCCTTGTGTGGGCATCGTTGCAGGTATTTGACAACGTTCCCTGCAGCAAAGTCCAGCCCCCAGTCGTCTATGACGCTGAGGGCTTGAATCTTGGTTGTTCGGTAATGACCGGTCAAACCGCCACCGCTTTGCTCTGTTTAGACATCATGCGATCGATGTTGTAGCTCACTGCCCAGATGTCAGCAAGCACGTCGGCTACCTTCAGGTTGCCAATCCAGAATGGATTCTGAATACAATCGCCGAACCAGTTATTGCAGTCAAAGATGCCGGTGTCTTCACCGGTCATAGCAACCATCAGGTGCAGGTCACCCTTGGTCATATGAATCTCGCTATGGTCGCTTGATACCTGAATCTGCAGCGGGCAATCGATTACACCGAAAGGCTCAACCCGGTTGATGGTCTGCTGTGCAAGGTCGGTTATAACCTCAGCGATTGTCTTAGTTGTTTCTGTCATCTTTTTATCTCCCAAAGTAACTGGGGAGGCTTTCACCTCCCCATCGAATATATACCCGTATCTACTCGCCTTCAAACGGATCCGAAATGTCATCAACCACTACAGCCTTGCGGAGCGGTTTTGTAGCTGCAACCTTTACCGGTTTCACGGTTTCGATCATGTTGGTGTATTCACCGTTGAGTTTTTGCCGTGTACCGACTACAACCTGCCATTGACCAGATTTGAGTGCGTTGATGTCAAGTGCGGCATATTGGTTACGGTCAAGGTGCTTGCCGAGCATCGAGTCTAAAAGAATCGTGAGCTTGGCTTTTTCATTGCCGTATGCGGTCTTTGTAAACTGGACAAACCGGAAGGGTTGCCCGTCATCATCGCCTACCTCGGTAGTCTCAAAAACAAACTTGTAGTTTGCTTCCAGGACTGTCGGATCATCAAACGATTTGCCTTGTACTGCTTCGATGTCAATCAAGGCGCAGATGTAAACACCTGACTCAGCGACTGAGAACTTCTTACCAGTTCCTTCGCTGTACGAACCATGCTGTGCAAAGAATCCCATTACTTACTCCTTCGAGCCATCCGGCTCTTCACGGCACTATTGCCACATCAATATATACCCTAGCGGTATAAAGTGTCAAACATTATTTTGTGATTCGCATTTGCGGCACTTCAAGGTCTCCATAAATCCATGTTGGATATGGAGTATTTTCACCAATCTCATGTGTCTCTGGAATCATCAAAAACTCGTCATACATCAAACTATCAAGACGGCAGAACGAACCACGAGCGCCATCGCACTCAACCATCAGGACGGTGTCTCCATCAAGTACTAGATGTGTTTCAAAGTCTCGCCGCATTGCCCAGCGGTGCAAAGCCAAGCGGCCACCAGCTTCAAGCCAAGCAATAGCCAAGTCAAGCAGGTATTCGTACTTTTTGCCGTTCTGCTTACGATCCAGTTCAGCACGTTGTTTCAGCTGACTCCATGTCAAAAACTCAAGATCCATTGTTTTCATTCTTTCTAGGCGATGCAGTTCCCCGCTTCATGCGGGGGAACTGTTTCGCTCTTTTAACTACCCCTCCAGCCCTCTGTTTCGGGCTGGGGGGAGAGAGTCTGAGAGAGGGGGGATTTATCACCTGTTCCATTTCTCTATACTTAAGAGGAACGGGTCAAGGGAACACGTCAAAACATACTAAACGGGCTGTAGTATTTGGCTCCTCTCTGGCCACTTGTAGCCTTCAACATTGATTCATTTTCCAAGCCTTGCAGTGCCTTGACTACATCGGCTTTACGCTTCTTGATGCCTTCAGATATCTGCTGGCTGGTCTGTCCCGGCTTCTCTGAGATGTAGTCCAGGATAGCTTGTTCGAGTGTCTTTTCTTCCTTGCCATCTATCCGCCTGATTTCTAAATCTGTTTCAGAGTTGGCATGAATCCGGAACTCGAAGTTTAGTTGATTCTCAAATGGGCTACGCCGTTGCTTCACGGTCTTGACCGTGTAGTGTCCTTCCTTGTTTTCGATTGACAGCACGGTTTCTGCCTGCGCGGCTATCTCTACTGCCCCACGCATACTTTCGTGCCCCAGTGAGCCCGTAGCGCCCTTACGGGCATGGTGTAGAACCACCAGCGCCGCACCTGCATCCGTTATCTTTTTGAAGTGCTGGTAAAGTTGCGACATTTCCGAGTTGCTATTCTCATCAAGGTTGTGTACCCGGACGAAAGTATCAACGATGACAATGTCTATACCCTTCTCCTTGACAAAGTCTACGATGTCGATAAGGTCATCCGGATCCGTAAACTTTATGTTCTCATTGACGAATGAATGCAGCCCTCGGCAAGCATCCGGATAGAGCAAGTGAAACCTGTTGTTGTACTCACCTACGCCCATCTCTTCATTGACATATAGAATCTTTGATACGACGCAGGGAGCAAGGCTCATCCACATTCCGCCACACTGAGCAGCTCGCACAAGGTCTGCCGCCATCCAAGACTTACCGCTACTTGGTGGGCCTGCAAAGTAATGGATGGCTTGCCGTGCTATGACGTGCGGGACAATCCACTCGGTATCCCGGCTCTTAGCCGCTTCCTCCTGGAGTCTGTCCCAGTCCCAAGGTATCTTTTTCTTGCGTGGTTCTTTCACCTCTACCGCCTTAGCGCGGTCTGCTAGTAAGTCCTTAACGGCTACCTCTTTCGTGTACATCTCGCGTACGCTTAGTGACCATTCAGCCCAAGCGCGGGAAACCTTGTCTTCGACTTCATGCGGAAGGAGCGGCGGATCGCAATGCTTTAGGTTCCAGTCCTGAGCGAATGAAACCGCTAGGTCATAGTGAAACTGTCGCTCCCGCAGATAGCCAACCATCGCGGTAACGGCATTGTCTCTGCCGCCATAAGGCCCGCCACCTTCCGGATGTTGCTGCATAAGCTTATGATGCGTGTATTCAGCATCGGAAGCGCTGCCGTTGTACTCACCACGCTCTGCCCGTGGCTTACGCTTTGGAGTAGCGTCTAACTCGTCAAACCATTCATCTGCCAAAGTAGTAGTCCATAATCTCGGGCAAGTCGGCCCGCACAATCGTAAGTAGGAATGACCATCGTGCATCAGCTTTGCTTTTTATGCAAGCCTGCTCGAGTTCAAGGAAAAAGGTATCAAGGCATCCGGTGTAGCGTCCGGAAGCGTGGCGAATCATAGGACTTGCGTGTCCCAGCTCGCCAGCCTTAGCGGAAGCCAGCAGGGCATCAAGCCGTGCATCGCCAAACTCCGCAACTATCAAGGATTCCTTGTAGGTTGGCTTCATGCCGCCACCCTTCAAAAGCGTTACCGCCTTAGGGTTGTCCGGGTCTTTCCAGTTGATGGTTCCCGCCACGCGCAGGATGCGATCAACGTTAGCAACGTTATCGGTGCCGGGTAGTATCTTGTCTGCAAAGTCACGAATGCGATACTCAAGCGTGGTTCGCTCCTTCACTGAGCCGCAAGCCTTCGGGCTGGATAACATCTTGTAGCCGTGCCAACCGTTGCCGCTTGCTACGACAATGTCGCAGGTGTCAAGTAATACTTGACTACTGGCACCCGGTACTTTGTTGTCAAGGTCAATCCAGACGGTGCCTACCTGCTCGATGGAATCTTTACCGAGCTTGCGTCCTGGCCCTTCAGGTGCAGCCCTTGGACAGACACCAACGTACACATCGTAACCACGTATCGCAAGGCTGATGATGTGCTGGGTTAGGGCTTGACCCTCTTCACCCCGCAGGCAATGCGGAAGCCGGTAGGTGGTTCGGTTAGCGTGGGGCTTGACCTTGCTTAAAGGTCGGAGTTCAATGAAGCCGTCTTGATACGGCTTGAAAAGATGCCGGAGAAAGGCGATAGCCTGACCCGCATCCGTGGCAGGAGTTGCCATGGGTGATACCTATAATTTCCTTCAAGATACCTACCTCAGGGAACCCCCAGGGATCAGCTGGGGGCTGGCATAGCCAAACCTTGAAGGATAGGTTCATCCCTATTATACATCAAAGGTAAACCCAACGTGTTCGGCTATCGCTTGTGCGGCATCGTGCCAAGAGTAAGCAACCACGAACTTATACCCGTGTGGTTCCAATGCTTCACGGAAGGTAACCTGTCCGGGTGTCAATCTACCCTTGCCTGCCTTCATCTCGATGTATAGACCCGGTAAAGGAGCAGGTAGGAAAATGTCCCAGACACCCGCTTTTACCCCCATGGCCTTGAACTTTGCAGCTGTACGCGGGTCTCTGTAGCCACCGTTAGGGCAATGGTAGATGGTTGCAAGCTCAGGGTGTTTAGTCTGCATCAAGCGTACCCAAGTAATCAAGGCTATCTGCTCGCGGTCTTCAAGATGCTTCATGTATGGTTCTCAACTCTGCTAGTGCCTTGTGGATGCGCTCCTTGACCACTGCCGCAGGAACCCTGTACCTACTGGCTACCATGTGGACGGTCTGCGGTACACGCCCATCAAGCCCAAGGTGTAGGGCAATCATTTGCCGGGTCTCGTCATCAAGAGCGCCTAAAGCCGTCATCAGCGTACCGCCTTCAGACTCTGAGAAATACTCATCCTCTGCCGACATTGTAGATCCGAATATCGCCGTGTCACCTAGCACAAGTTGGGAACCTTGTACCGGGGTCTCGATTGACATAGGCTCGATGCCGGATGCCGTGCGGCATATCTCGATGGTTTCGATGGTCATCCCAGAACGTTCGGAAAGTTCTTCATCGGTTGGTGGCCTGCGTAGCTCCAACTCTAGGATGACATAGAACCGCTTCAGTTTGTGCCACTTGACCAAGGCGTGTTCGGCTATCCGGATGGTTCTGTATTGGTTGCTTTGGTACCGTCTAAGCTTCTGGTACAGCCACGGGTGCGCGTAAGTACTGAACCGCAAGCCACGCTCAGGTTCCCACTTTTCGATCGCACGAATCAAGCCCTCAACGCAGTATTGGCAGGCATCCGTGAAGTGTTCCTTGTGCTTGATGACCTTGCATACCTCGCGGATGAAGGCATAGTTATGACGGATCATAGCGTCAAAGCAATCATCTTTATGAATGCCGTTAGCCCAGCCGTAGTGCAGCAGAATCATTTCCTCGTGAGACAACAAACGCTCCGGTGCCTTGGATAGAGCCCGGAGCGTCTGCCGAATAATGCTTGGTCTTACTGTCAACGCACCCCCTGTGCTTTGAGTATAGCGGGCTTAGTCTCCAGTTCGTACCGCAGTGCGTCCTTAGCTGCGGCAATCATCGCCAGCAAAAGCAGGACAGATACACCACAGATAACACCTGCCCGAATGGAATCCCGGATTGCACGGTTACGGCTCAGGTAGGCTGCCCTGTGGGCTTCCAGAGCATAGTTCCGCTCACGTACCTGTCGTGCTTGCTCCTGCTGGTCTTTCCACTCTGCCATACGGCAAGCCGTACACACTCGGTCTGTATCCACTACGTTTCCCGCACAGTCGTTGCAACGTTGCATCGTCTTTTTCTCCCTAACCTTTAGTTGTCGAATGTTTCTGTCTCAACGGTCGGTTTGATCCGACTCTTTCGGCGAATAGTTAGCAATCGCGCCAAGTCTTCCTCTGCCATGTCCATGGCTTCAGCAAGCTTGGTCAAGTTGCTTGCGTGTGGCGTCTTCTTCCCTGCCATCCAGTCACTGACCTGCGGCTGAGTTGCACCGATACGTTTAGCCAGTTCTTGCTGGCTCAATCCTCTAATCATGTTCCATATATACCATATGTATATACTTCCCTGTCAAATGTTTGACATTATATATCTAGTGTGTATAATAGTGATGTGCCACGGGGTACAGGAGATAAGAGATGAAAGAACAAGCGATCAAGATGGTTGAAGAGATGACGGCGGAAGGTGCAATCCTTCAGCTGCACAGCCCATCAGGTCAACACGATATGGATGACATCGAGGCAATCGAGGCAATCCAGATGACGCGCGACAATATCCGCATCAGCGGTAGCACCATCATCTTCGGTAACGGTGAAGTCAGCATCACTATTGAAGACCAGGACGACTACAACGCAGACGCATCCAACCACGTAACGGGAGAATAGATATGAGCGCAGATGACTGGCTTGGTGTTTACATACCAAGCAACCTACTCGGTAGGGTTGATTATTACTCTGATGGTGGCAACGGTTACAAGTGCGGTTCGGTCTTTGCGATGAAGCATGAAGAGACAGCAAACTACATCATGAGCAACCGTGACAGCGAGCTTGCAAAGCACTTTGAAGATGACGGCGGCATTGATCTAGACAACCGGTCTGAAGTAATCAAGCATATTCAGTACGTCAACGAAAGTATGGGAGAAGAGATTTAGAATGACAACATCGGAAACAATAGGGGCAATAGCCCCTGCACTTATCAAGGCACAAAGCCAGATGCAAGGCATCACCAAGGAGGGTAAGAACCCTGCTTTCCGCTCCAAGTATGTGACCTTGGATTCCATCTTGGACACCTTGCGCCCTATCCTGACATCAAACGGCTTGATGCTGACGCAGGGTAGCCAGCAACCGGAGACCATGCAGGCAGTAACCGTAGAATCGCGCATCATCCACACAAGCGGTGAATGGATCAGTACCACGGTAACCATCCCGGTAACCAAGCCGGATGCTCACGGACTGGGTTCAGCTCTTACTTATGGCCGCCGGTATTCTGTGTCCGCCCTGCTCGCAATATCAGCAGATGAGGATGATGATGCCAACGAGGCGGTAAAGCCTCAGGAATCGTTCCGTAGAGGCCCACAGGGCAACATTGTTATTGATGAACCGGTAAGACCAGCACCGGGGAGACCACTGGGAGGAAATAGATAATGGGATTTGACATTATAGACGGCGAGTTGTGGGACGAAGAAACCGGCGAGTATGCTGGGCCTGCGTCCGGTTGGATCAAGGGCAACGAGTCACCTGAAGACCTCGCGCTCTTGGTCATGCGAAAGCGCATGGACATCGAGGCAGCCATCCAAGGCGAAAAGGATAAGCTCAACGCCATCACCAACAATATTGCCAAGATGTTGGGCAGGCACGTTGCACGGCTTGAATGGCTGGAGACACAGTACAACGCCCAGCTGCAGGAATACGCAATATCTCAACTACCGCGCAAGGCTGATGGTAGCCTGAAGGGTAAGACCTGGACGTGCCCATTCGGCTCTATTGGCTTCCGCACGATAGCCCCTAGGGTTGCCGTGGAGTCTGAGGATACAGCCTTGGCATGGGCGCGGAAGAACTGCCCGGCTGCCATCAAGATAAAAGAATCCATCTTGGTTAGCCAACTTCCAGACCCGATCAAGAGCGCCATGCTTGAGCATCCAGCGGATGCCCTAAAGGCTGGCTTTGTGGTTCATCCGGAAGCGCAAGCAGTAACCATCAAGACGGTATAATCCTAGCACCCGCAAGGGAAACCAAAAACAACAACTGGATGCCGGAACTGATGAGGAAAGACCCGATCTAAAACATCGGGTCTTTTTTCGTCTACCAGTCAATCGCTACAAAGCCACCGTTGCTTCCAAGCTCGCGCCATGCTCTGGCTTTGCGGTAGACACCGTCACCCTCCCGCGTTACCTTGTCTTCATCTTCCATCTCAGGTGAGGTGTTGCCCTCAACGGTCTTGACCCCCCAAGGAAAAACACCGGTCACGATACCAATATGAGCAAGCCGGTTCAAAGGTGCAAACCAGAAGCAGATGAGGTCACCGATGCGTACCTTGCTTGGGTCGGCTTCCGCATCCTTCACGGGTAGCCAGTTCTTGGTACGTCTTGCCCAGTTGCCATGATCGGGGCAGTAAGCCGAACGCGGCCAGTCTGCCGGGATGTCAAGGGCTAAGTCATGAGCTGCATTGCGTAGCCTGTAGACCACAAAGGCAGCACACCACGGGCTACCGGGTGGAACAGGTGGAGTGGTTGAGGCTTGGTAGATTTCTACCGCCTTGCCGCGATTGTCCCCGGTCTCCTGCACACCGATATTATCGATGGCTTCCTTAGCTGCACGTAAAGCGATAGGTCGTGACATGATATATTTCCTTTGTCGATCTTATCTCCCGACACGGTGGGCAGTCCTCCTCGGTTGCTGTTCCTGCTGCCCACCACCCCTTTTTTCTTAGGCGTAAGTTCTACCGCCATCCACTGACCTAACAACCGTGATGCCATTACTCTGGTGGTTGTACACAATATAAAGGTCATCTAGCCGCTCATATATTGAGATTGAGTCATTAGCCACATTGTTGGTAACAACCGTTGTGGCGGCCATTACAACAGTCCCTGAAGCATCTAGAATCTTGCTTTGGATATCACTTCCAGATGTGCGCCAGATGTATATCTCCTGCCCTTGGTTATCAACCACTAGAGCCGGATGCGATCCGCTTGCATTTATAACCGTTGCCACGCTTACCGTCCCTCCATCATCACCTGTGTAGTACCGCTTGAGTCCACCGGCTTCCTCGGTAAAGATGATTGTTCCAAAGTCTGCATCACGCCGGAGACATCGAATCGCAAGGTCGGTCACCCCGGTAATCGTTGTCGGTATCTCAACGTAGTCGGTTGCTAGTGGCCCGTTAGCTCGCCACAAAGATACATCACCACTCACAACCGTTGCATAGAAATGTTCATAGACTGGATTCCTATCAGCTGAGAAAACGTGCTCTGTTGGTGATGGATTCTTGAATACAAAGCGATACGACTTGTTCACAAATAGCGGGTCAGGGTCACCGCTGTTCTGAGCCAGGCATATGGTGTTGTGGTTCTTTTGCCCAAGCCCCATAGGTTGCGCGGTGTAATACCTGCCAAGGATGTCAGATACACCAAGGCCACGAACACCCCCGGTTGAATCAAGCACGAGTTGAACGGTTTCAGCTTCAATCGGATCTGCATCAGTGGCAAGTACAAGACCAGCCGAGCGCCCACGCTGGTAGGAAACGGCACCAATAGACAACCATAGGCTACCAGCATCGTCCTGCTCAAAGACATCGAGCATATCTGGTACAAAGTCACCATTGATAGAGCGGAAGTATGTCTGCGCTAACACGTCGGCTTCTGGCCCATCGTCGCTCTGGTCTGTCTCGACCCAGTTCTTTATCTCGGCTGAACCACCTACAGTCTTGAATGTCGTACCGCCTAACCAATAGGCATGACCACTGGTGCTGTTTGCATACCCATTACGTATATAACTTACGCTCGTAAGTGGTGTGCTTGCGCTTGCCGTGTATCCTTGATGGCGCTTCACTGTTCCATCTACCGCGTTGATTGCATCGACAAAGTTTGCAATGGTACTTATGGTGTTGGTTGCCGGGCTTGACTGCCAAACCGCCCAGCCTTCCTCGGTCATACTGTTACCTTGGCAGTCTGCAATGAAGTGCCGGTTTGTCGTAAAGGTATTGCCTGCGTACGTAGTGAACTGCTGTTTGTTCCATGCTCTGGCTGGCATCCAGTAGCCCTTGGTGTAGTCAGAGTCTGGATTCTGTACTACAAGTTTGATGTCACCCATAACCAAGCCGGTATGCCCTAGTGATATCTGCGTAATGCGGGTCACTCCCCAGTAATCACCATCTTCCATTTGAGCAGCATTATTAGGGTCGGACGGGTTCATCCTTGGATACGGATGGTCGGTTTCATCGAGGGTTGATGTTTTGTTCTGAGGACTGCATAGGTCAAGGTAGACATCAATAAAGGCTGTACTGTTGGTGCTTACCTCCCATGACTTTGTCATATTGTTTGGTTGATAAAGAACACTTATCGTGCCGTTATGAGTTGTCCCGCTTGGTGCTTTTATCTGCACCTTCATATATCGGTATGAGTTCAACCCAAAGCCGGGAGCGGTGAAGCTTCGCGTATCTGTAATGGATCCGATTGAAACGTTAGTCTCATCTGCTTGAATAACCGATGCGCCAGGGAATGACCAACCACGGAAGGACATCTTTGTATTCGTGCTGTCATCACCTAGTGCCGTCAGGCTTGCCGCTTTGATGTCTGCATAGATGCTGGTAGGTATGGTGTTGACGGTCTGGCTATTGCTTTGTGTAACCGTACCGCTGCCATTGAATGATTGTATGGTGGTCTGCACATACGTATTGAGAAACGCCGCATCCTCTTGAAACTGCCCAGCAGTAGCCACGATGTCGCGGTAGCCGGTAGGAAGGTCAAAGCCAGTGATGCGCACGTCAAGGTCATCGTAATAGTTGAGGTTGTAGCTGCGAATCCTACCCTTCATCCGCATCAACCGCCTAAGCGTCATGTTAGTTGTACCGGTGATGTTGGCTCCCGGTTGAGTGACACCAAAGCCGGTTACAACATACTGCGTTGCTGTTGCAACTTGAGAAAAGTAAGAGTGGCTGTATCCGGGGACACTGCTTACAAGGCTCACAAGGTTACACAATCCCGGTGATAGGGTTAGTGTCTGGGCTACCGTGGTGTTGTTCCACATCCGCAACCCTACGCGCAAATCCCACGTCATAGCGGAGGCACTACCGATAGCCCCTGAGCTCGTCTTTGTCTGCCCGTTGATTACAATCTTAGCGGTAGCAGTACCGCCGATGTTACTGGTCTCGTATGAGTCGTAAGTGATGTCAGGGTAATCGGATCCTGCACCACCGAAAGCCGCTTGTGTGATGTCCCAGTAGACGGTGCTTTCATCTACCGTCCCTGTCCAGTCGATGTTCAATGCCCCAACGTTTACACTGATTCCGATGAGCGCATTAGCAGCCGTACCTGTGCCGGACTGGAGAACAAAAGTACTTGTGCTTGTTGCTCCGAATCCGTTATTGGTCATCACAGAAGCGCGTACTTCCCATGACCATGTTGTAGTACCAAAGCCAGACGTGCTGCCAAATCCAAAGATAAGAACGCTCCCTGATTGTTGGTTTGAACCAAAGGTAAGGGTGCCGAACTGTGGCCCGTAGATTTCAAGATCATCTGGGGTAGGAACATCAGACGGGAAAACATGAACCCGTAGATTGCTCGATAGTGAACAGGTAACTTCACTCTTACGGGAGCGGTCTATATAAACTGCCATTACCCACCCGGCCCCGGTACATAAGTGGTTACACCCGATTTGTATATACCCTTGTATACACACTGCCGGAGCGTAAAGGTGTTATCGGTAACCTGCTCCTTGATGAACTGCATCTGCGGGATGCTGACAACCTGATAAGTGCCAAGAACCTCCGGTGGGTCAAGCGGATTATTTGGGTCTGACTCTTCAAGAATCTCAACCACATCACCAATCCAGACCACGTTTAGATGGTTATTGACATCAAGGTAAGTCAGGAGGTCAGACTCCCACTCGATGAGCTGCCGCCCATTTATGAGCCGGTCACCAAGAAGTTCGGCTGCCTGATCTACAGCGTTTTGACTGGTTAGGGATGGTTCACTCAAGATGTACTCAACTGGCCGTCCTCGCCAGTTCTGTGGCCTTGCAGATGGTGCATAGGTTGGGTCTTGGCTGTTTACATCAACGTACGCAAAGTTGTAGAGCAGTTGGTTGGTTTTAGGGTCTGCGCCAATCACGGCAATCTGGTTTGCTTCCGGTGATTCAAAGTAGCGCTTCATGTTACGAACCGTGCGCTTTGCTCCCTGAGCTGCTGTATACGAACCGTATGCAATGGCATCATAAGTAGACTGGTAAAGGGTAACGGCGATGGCATTACCTACGCTTGCCGGGTCTGAGATTGCAAGCATATAACCACCCACCGGGGTACCGAGCGCCGTAGGCTTCCAGCCCATAAAGAAGTTGGCTAGATAGGTATCACGGAACTGCTGAAGGACACCACCGGGGTAGTCTCCACGCTTAGGTATGAAGGCATAGCCAGCCTTGGATATCTCTGCGCTCTGCGGCACGGTAAAAGTACTACTGTGATTCTGCTGTAGGTAGATTGCCGGATCATATCCAGCCATCGGCATGATGTTGTAGAACACTTCACCAATCGAATCACCATCAAGCGGTATAGACTCTTGACACATAGAAACATCAAAGTCACCAAAGCGGTCTTCACCACTATAGCGGAGCAGGCTAAACTGCGGGCCACCCTCGCCCGGTTCATAGATGATTTCTGGTGGGCTTAGTGTTCCACGGAATAGGTCTACCCATTGTTTTGTTGCATGGTTTGACTTCAGCTGTATTGCAATCGGTCTGTCACCGGTAATGGTTGGCTGAGATACACCAAGGTCAATCAACCTCTTTACACGGGTGGTCATCTCAAGACCGGTTCTGCCATCTTCACCAAGCGATAGGCTCAAAGATTCTACGGCTGTTGTGATGTCTACCTGATGCCCTAGCGCCGTGCTTGAGTAATCCGGATCCATCCAACCATCAGAGCAGTACAACCCGCTATTGGTACCACCGGATGCAGCAGTATAGGCAACCTTGACGCGTACGTTCTTCCGTGTGCCGTTAGGTACAAACGCAGGGTATCCAGCAACGTCTTCCACGATGGAAGCGGTTAGCGTTGGGTAGGTAGCACCCTGACCAAAGTACTCATGATACGTCTGGAAAGTTGGCGTGTTCCAATCCCCAACCGTTGGGGCATAGCGGAACACCTTAGGGGCACCAAGGATGTAACCAGACTGCTCAAAGAAACACCGTGCACACTGGAAGGTAATCTTGCCGTTAGGAACCACAACACTAAACGTGCCAGCAGGAAGGATTGGTGCAGTAGCAATATCGTTTGGGTAGTCGAGATTCTCAAACGTATGGCTTAGACACGTCCCGTTATCTGTCCAAATCAAAAGCTCACGACCACGGAAGGGTATCAATAAAACGTTGACGTACTTTTGTGCCGGGTTGAAGATACTTGTGTATGTCCTGGCGCTCGAAAAGTTGGAACCTGAGCGGTCGTATTCTTTTTGCAGCACACCGTTGCGGAAGATAGCAATGGAACCATTGTCTCTAAATTTGACCTGTACGCTGAAGTTATTGGGCGCAGACCCACCAGCACCAACGTTGTAGCCAAGCACCAAGAAAACATCATCACCAGATTCCTGCACACTGTTCCGGTAATACTTGAAGTACATCGGACAATTAGCCGGGAGTGCCGTAGTAAGGTTGATAGGGTTGGTCGATGTCGATAGCTGCTTGAGCCCTTTATCGTTGACACTCTTGGATATCGCTAACTGATGCCACTTGGCAATGTCTGTGCCTGTAAAGTCACTGATGCCGTATCTAGCGTAGTTGCCAGTAAAGGTGGACTTCCATGCGGTTGTAAGCGGTAGAGGCTTCAGCATGACCGTAGATGTACAAGGGTCAATCCAAACGTTCTCGGACTTTGTGTAGTCCCATGTACTACCGTCAGCACCAACAGCAAGCCTACCCTTGTATGGGCGTGGCTCGCTGATGTCCATGATTACCCGCATCTGTCCTGCCATTAGCGCACCGGCATTCCCTGTCCACCATTAACGGCGAACAGTATATTGTTTTGAATCATGTCTTTGATACCACGGGTTACCATCGTGTCTCCCCGGATTGGCTTGACCTTGGTTATCTCACTACGGTATTGCATACCCATACCTGCAAGCTCTGCACCAGTGATGCCTAAGCGTCCCATCTCACCACCGCCGAGCGTCTGCCGTCGGAGATCTAACAGGTCGGCTGACTTCTTGGTATTGGATTCAATCTTTTGAAGATGACTTTTCACATCCTTGGTATCTTTGTCCTGCTTCATCTTTGACTCAGCACCAAAGGGTAACAAAGCACGGGCAGCGTTTACCGTTGCGCCAGTTTTTTTGGCTTCGAGAGCAAAACGGAATGTCTCGAAATCCTTCATGACGTTTCCGGTTTCGCCTGTAGTTTTGCCAGTGACATCTAGTAATCGAAATGGTGCGGTCAATAGTGTTGCACTACGTGAACCAATCCGTTGTAGGCTTCCAAGGAACGTCTGATCTTTACTTACTGCGTTCCATTCTTTGATTATATATGACAAGTTTCGTGGCAGAACATTTGCCATAGATGCCAACACGGCAAGTATATCTAAGAAAACAGACTTTACATCACCACCAATACCAGCCAACTCTTTTAGTGGTTTCATCATCTGCTCTGCAAAAAGTTGTGGGAACTGACTATCTGAAATTGTCTTGAATATCTCACCTATGCCAATCAAAAAGGGCTTCAGCGCATTGTTTGTAGTCTCACCGAATGACCGCTGAATCATCTGCATGGAGTCGGTAATCGTTGCTTCCATGGCTTGCGTGGTTTCAGCTGACTTCTTTATAGCACCGGAAAACTTCTCATTGATAATGCGTTCAAAGGCAAGCATCGTTTGTTCTGCGGAGCTGATAAGGCTTCCTTGATTATCAAACTTGATTCCTTGTTTTCGCAGGTCTCCTTTGCTTACACCCATTGCCCCCATGGTTTCAAGTTCAGGAAGTTGCCCCTGCTTTAGCATATTGAAGCCACGGACATACTGCATTAGTTTCTCTTGATCGGCTCCCATTGCCTGACCAAGTTTTGTAATCATCGGAAGGACACGTTCGACGTTCTGACCAAAGGCGGCAAGGTTGACCATTGCCATCTCAAGTTGTTGAGTCGTGAACATAGAAGGCCCGGCTTCCTTAGCGGCTAACGCAAGCATCTCCTGCGCTCTTGATGCCGACCCGGTCAAACCTTCAAGCCGTGCTTTCATGGCTTCAAACTCGATGCCAGCTGCACGGCTATTGAATAACATCTGATATGAGGCTACCGATATAGATGTCAAGGCTGCGGCATAAGCGGCAAAGGCAACTACACCAGCACCAGCAATACCTATGCCTGCGGCCATTGCAGGGGAAAGGCTGGCGTACGCTTTGCCAACGTTTGATAAAGCATTGGATACATTGATGCCTGCAATCTCAAAGTCATCAAATGGCTTCTTGGCATCCTTGGCGGCAGCCCCGGTTTTCTTTAGTTCTTTCTCGGTGTCGTTGAGTTTCCGTTTGACTTCATCGCCACCTTGAGCCGAAAGTTTTACCACGAGTTCTGCGACTGTCATAGCACCCTACCTTGTAGACTTTTGATGAGGGCTTCCCACCGTGCATTGTCCATCTTGTCTTGATGCCTGCCAGCCCAGACCACTTCGTATACCTGCCCCATAGATAAATCAAGCTCGGAAGGATGCCGACCTAACCTGTTCACGGAGTAGTGGA